CCGGACTACAAAGTGATATGAAAGGTTTCAGTGTGGCTATGCTTTTTATTGTTTTTTCTGTCATAAACCATCCTTCAGTCTTAATGCTAGATTCTGACACAATGTCAAAAAATCCTCTCATAAAACTTGGGGGCAGGCCATGATTAGATGCGAAATTTTCTAATTCTTCGTTTTCATCCTTCAGTCGTGTTCCATCATGATATTTCCACTGATGCATGTCTGGATAAGCAAAGGTTACAACGCCGTAATTTAAAAGATCATGTTGAACTAGGGTGTCTACTAGCAATCCTCTTTCAGTTCTATACCTATGGTTATACGAAGTATACACTTTATCTGCTAATAGATGCGTTTCTTCATAATTTATATCACTTTTAACATGGTTAATTAATATATACCTACTGTTTTGATAAAATCCAGCAGTTGCTTCAGTAATAATATTAGGTCTAACTTCTTTACCATCTGGATTACTTATTAATAGATTAATAATTTTATTGTTTTCTAGTAACCAGTCTTGTATTTCGGAAAAAAAAATCCCAAAAAAATACTCGGGCTCATGCTCACCCATACATAAGCATAAGATTTTATCAGGATTTATCTTTTTTATGTCATCTGCAATTTTTTTAGCGTATCTATCAGCATGCGGCCCGATAAAAGGATATTCTACTCTCTGTTCTATCTTTGAAGATAAAATCGGAGTTGCCACCCGCATAGTATAGATACGTTGCATAGTTTTATGATTTGAGTTCTTTACGAGCGTTCTTAGTGTCAGTGATTTCACTGCGACGGGCCTTGCATAACTTAGCAAGATCGCCTAATGCCTTGCGGGCACGGGTGCCCGCTGCTGCATTGCCCTTCTCAAACTTCTCATTCTCAGCAATGAATGCTTCAAATTGTGCCTTGATATTGATTGTAGTTTCCATATTTTTTCTTTCTTAGATATGTATATTTATCATTAATTGATAAATAAAAGTGTAGTTCACGGTGGTGGAACACCTAACTACTCTAACGCTTTAGAGGAGCATCAGCTATGAATATTTATCACTATCCAACCCACCCCTTAGGATTCTATGTATACGCATATTTGCGTACCGAAGGCACTCCTTATTATATAGGGAAAGGCAAAGGCAGACGATGGAAACACAGCAAAAGAGAACGATATCAAACTCCTAGCGATTTGTCAAGAATAATAATCCTAGAGCATAACCTTACTGAAATAGGTGCATTAGCTATTGAGCGAAGAATGATCAGATGGTACGGTAGGAAAGACATAGGTACCGGTATCTTACATAATCGTACTGATGGCGGAGATGGCATCGCTGGTCTGAAACAAACACCGGAGCATATTCAAAAACGTAGCATTAGTAGAACAGGTAAATCTAATGGAAGGCGTACTCCTGAATTCAAAGAGCAGCAGCGCATACGAGCATTAGCAAGACCTCCGGCAAGTGCAGAAACTAATGCTAAGAAAGGCGCTAACCGAAAGGGAAAACCCCTTTCGGAAGAGCATAAGAGAAATATGTCATTAGCTAGATTAGGAAAAAAGTATCCAAGAAATCAATAGCTGAGGTTGACGTAATTGACTCCGCCGTAGCTGAAGTCTTGTATTACGGCCCTGATATATACAAAGGTGCCGGTAATATTGGTATACATTGAAGTATTAGTGTTACTTGTTGGAAGATTATAGACTTCAAACCAATCTGAATCTAATGGTTTACTTGCCAATGTAGCTTCAATGATGATGTTTCCTGTGCAGGTCGTCGTTGAGATATTGACCGTCTGTAGGTTTTGATTTCCAAGATAATAAGATGCGGCAGGTTGCGAGTTACCCACAACCGTGTAAGGTGCGCCGTTACCTGGATTGTGATAGGCTGTTTGTGGTAATAATTGTAGAGTGACGCCCTGTGACATTACGCTCTCACAACCTCTACAATTATACCATCACCAACTAATTCCGCAGTTACTTGTTCTAAAGCAGCATGTATCTCTTCGGTGACAATGCTATCTTCGGTCGCATCGTCCTTTACTAATTTACTTAGTTTGAGTACGAGTACATCTTCAACAACTCTTGCCATATAAATACTCCATTTTATTAGAGTATTTATTCAATTCTAACGCTTTTCTAATTTATAAACTTTTCCGATAAGTTCAGGACAGATAAGACCTAACACTGTTAATGTTCCGGGATCATCATACTCTAAAAAGAATTTGTTATTAGAATATTCATAAACATAATGCACGAGCCTATTCCTTTTTAGCCAGCGAGAGAGTGCATGACATGGAAATATAGCCGACCTGTTCACATAAGCAGCAAGTTCTTCCCTTGAACTAGCATTGACTCTTCCGTTGACCAAGTATAATCTGTACTTGTGTTGTGGTTCTTTGACAAATGTCATGACTCCTGTTGGCATAGCATTAGCCTCAGTAATAAATGAGTTTGGTCTAAATTCCCATATTTCCTTCAATAATTCAATATTGTTGCTGTAGAAAGATATACTATTATGTTCCCTTCTTATGACAACGCCTTCTATAAGTTGCATTTTATTACGATATTCTATTATGTTTTTAACCTCATCAAGTTGAGCATCAGTATTAGGAAGGATTCTAAGACGCTGCTGAGAGTAGCGATCAGGATACTTTTCTTCATTTTTAATAAAGTTCAGGAACTGTGCAAATGTTTTGCAAGAACATATAAAGCGTATATTCTGATCAACGATGGTACCCCTATACTTATACTTGTTATAGTATAGGTTAGGTCTAATTTCCGACTTCAATAATGCCATCATTCCCAACATGTGCAACTTGCTTGATAGTTACATTAAATGCGATCTCATCATTCTCTAAGACTGCCATCACATTCGCATTGTTGATACGCTCAAAGAGGATCTTCTTTGATAATGGAACACGGAGCATCTCATCAATCTTACGGCTGAGCGGCCTTGCTCCCATCTTGCTATCGTATCCCTTATCTGCGAGATAATTAACGACAGGTTCACTCAGATTAAGCGTGATGTTATGCTTGTCAAGCAGGGGCTTCTTAAGTTCTTCAACAAACTTGATGACGATCTTCTTGATAGACAACATGTCCAGTTTATCAAACTTGCAGACCATGTCAAGGCGATTGCGGAACTCAGGCTTGAAGAACTGCTTGAGAGCCTTGTCATCTTCGCCGGTCTTTTCTTGGACACCGAAACCGATGTTATTCCGTTCTCCGTCTTGTGATCCTAGATTTGAAGTGAGGATGATCAGTGTGTTCTTCATTGACACTTCTTTACCGTTTGATCCAGTGACACGACCTTCGTCTAACATCTGTAAGAAGATGTTAAAGATGTCAGGGTGTGCCTTTTCAACTTCGTCAAACAGTAGGATAGAGTGAGGATTCTTGCTCAAGTCTGAAATTAGGCGTCCACCTTGTACTTGTGAATCACCGAAGCCTACATAACCAGGGGGAGGACCGATCAAACTGCTTACACTGTGCTTCTCGCTGTATTCACTCATATCATACTTGAGAAGGGGCATATCTAAGTTCTTAGACAGCAGTTTAGCCAACTCTGTTTTACCTGTGCCTGTTGGGCCAAGAAACAAGAAACTCGCGATGGGCTTTTTATCGTTGCCGATACCAGCAAACGACACATAAACCCTTTCAAGAACCTTATCTACGGTCTCGTCTTGACCATAGAGTTTATTCTTGACATTGAACTCAAGCGTATTGATACGCTCAAGATTATCATCTGACAGCTTGTCAGCAGGAACACCAGTGAACTTCTCTACTTGTTCATGGATCAATTGCTTCGTGATGATCGCGCCTTCGTTCATGAGAACACGCTGCTTCGCACATGCAGCATCCAATAGATCAATTGATTTGTCTGGATTCTTGCGATCATGGATATACCTTGAAGAACATTCAACTGCTGCTGCAATCGCTTCCTCAGAGATAGACACGCTGTGGAAATCATTGAGACGTGTTGAAAGACCACTGAGAATACGAACGGTAGATTCTTCAGACGGTTCGTCAATAGAGATACGATAAAAACGACGCATCAAAGCACGATCCTTTTCAAAGGATTCATAATACTCTTCCCAAGTTGTAGATGCGATTACTTTCAGATTGCCCTTAGTGATAGCAGGCTTGATCATGTTTGCAAAATCAACTGATCCGTTAGAAGTACTACCTGCACCTTGCATCGTGTGTGCTTCATCGATAAAAAGGATAGCCTTCTTCTTGATTGCGAGCGCATCAAGTACCTGCTTAACCTTTTCTTCAAAATCACCGCGATAGCGTGAACCAGCAAGAAGGGAACCGATCTCAAGTGAATACAGTTCATATCCTTCAAGGAAGTCAGGTACTTCATCATTGACGATTGCTTGGGCGATACCTTCGGCGATAGCAGTCTTTCCTACACCAGGATCACCGACCATTAGGACATTAGACTTGAAACGCTTTGCGAGTACATTGATGATATCATCAATCTCCTTTGTGCGGCCGATGACTGGCTCCAGCTTTTCTTGACGGGCAAGAGCAGTCAGGTTTAGGGTGTATTCTTCAAGGATTTCGTCAGCTTGATTAGGTGTGATAGTTCCGGAATAGTCGCCGCCCTTATAGGTCCTCTGCCAATGTGTGACAAAATCATTCTTAGCGACGCCATACTTCAACAGGAAATAATGACCATGGGAGCTACCTTCATTCATGATGCTCAGATAAAGATCAATCGTCATCATCTGTTGACGACCAGTAAACAGAACCTGCGTCACGCTACGATTCATCACCCGCTCAAGAGTATTCGTCTTGCGTGGTTGACAATCAGCTTCCTTAGATTCAATAGCATGTAGTGCGTTTAGGTATGCTTCAATCTCAGTGACCATGAGATCAGTGTCAACATTGAAACTATTGAGACACTTCTTAAAAGGAGGATGAGTCACTAGAGCCCATAGTAGGTGTTCTACCGTGCAATAATGATGGTTTCTCTGTTTAGCCGAGTCTATTGCTCGCTCAATGATATTCTCAATTTCCGGACTGCTATGCAATTTCTATTTCCTTTAAAAGTGTTATTACTATTTATTTCGGCTATTGATTATAGCTTCAATTATATCATCGTCTATATTATCAGGTAGGATAGGTTTAAGCAATAGTATTTGGTCACCATACTGTCCGCTATCTGATATAGGCATTCCTTCACCTGATATCTTGACCTGCATGGTCGGCTGTGTCCTAGGGGGAATGTTTACTGACAACATCTTTCCGTCTATAGTTCTAAAGTCTACCTTTGTTCCTACAATCAAATCTAAAATAGAGATCGGGAGATTGAAGTATAGATCATTGCCCCTGCGATCAAACTTTAGATCAGGTAAAACAATGAACTCTATGACAAGATGAGCACCATCGATCACGCCATCATATCTGACCTGGTCTCCGGATTTAGTTCCCGGTGGAACCTTGACCTTGATAGCACTAACTCCGGTTGGTGAGCTAACCTGTAATGCCTTTTCTTCTCCGTAATATGAATCCATCAATGATATCTCTAACCTAGTGCGATATAATTGTTGTTGTGTCTGTCTGAAAGGGTTATTATCAAACGGATTAGTACCTTGTTGACCGAACGCCTGACGGAATATATCATTTAGGTCAAATCCATTCACATTGAAATTGAATCCTCCAGGATGCTGTGATTGTTTCCGTGGATTATCGTATAGATGCTTTTTACTGGGATCACTCAGTGTCTCATACGCTTCGTTTAGTTTGTGAAATTTACTGATATCTCCGCCCTGATCGGGATGATGTTGCATAGCCAATTTACGATATGCTTTTTTGATCTCTTCCAGGGAGGCTTCGCGAGATACTCCCAATATGCTATAATGATCCATTCTAGTATACTAACACACTATGTATGAGATGTCAAGCCTAAATTCTTGCGATTGCCTTGAGATTCTTGATATATTCGTCCTCAACATAAGGAGTCTTATCCAAATTTAGTCCGGCAAGCTGTCGGACCTCATCTAGTTTCTCGTCCTGTTCTTTTTCCATTTTATATTCATTAGGGTTCAGGATCATCTCGTCTCTGATCTGTTGTTCATTGGCACCTACTTCTTTACCTGCGATGTCTACCACCCAATCGTCAATAGAAATATCAGTGAGTGTCTCTAGGTCAGATAGCAATTTAATTATTCTATCAGGAACTGCAATGCGGCGTTGCATCTCAACAAATACCAACCATTCACCTGGCTCTAGTTCTCCATCACTGACGCTAGCATCAAGCACAAATTCATATCCACGCTCTAACCAAGATGTTAGATCCTTGGCGGCAAGCTTAGAATGTACGGTGAATGTCAGGGTCACGATATCACTATCTTTGCCCATTTTAGCCGCATATTCATCAACGGTGATCTTAGGTTCTATTTGGTCCTTCATATCCATGTAGTCTAGGGCTTCATTTAGTGTTTTCATTGTCATCCCAATGGGTTTCCGGCCTGAGCCATTTCTTCTTCAGGGGCCTGTGCTTGGTCAGCAGTTGTTTCTGGTGCCGATTCTTCTCTAGCGGTAGAGTCGTCAAGGTCCTCATTATAGGCATCTTCTATCTCGGAAAGGTCAATAGTTGAATCAGCAAGGTCAATAGAACCTTCTTTGATATCATCCATCAATTCGATAGGAATCTCAATCTGAATAAACCAGACATCTCTAGTATGCATCTTAGGATAGCGTGTTCCTGGAACGAAGTCTTCATAGTCTAACACTTCAACCGGAACCTCGATCTTGCTCTTACCGATGCTTGTTTTGCATCCTATGTTTACTAATCTTAATGCACCTCTAGGATCGGGCATGAGTTTATAAGGCCACATGAATGTGCATTTGCAAGAATATCTACCGATGACTGGACCATCAACGAGTTCACCTAGTGACCAGTTCTTGAATGCATAGAGGTCTGCTTCATCCAATACACGTTCAAAGTCCAAAAGAGTGGACATAGCACCATCAGACATATAGACCCCGCGAATCGTATCAATTATGGATACGAAGTTCACATTGTTAAAAAACTTATCTGCTGGAAGGGACTTGTTGCTCATATAAGTATTTATACTTTTAGGCATTGAACCAAGACAATTGTCTTTGCTGAGTTAATATTTATCATTCAAGGAAAATTCCTGCATACTGCTTGTTTACTGAATACGTCCTTTTAAATACACATGAGAAAGAAATTTCTCTAGACTAATAGTATCAAATTTAGGAGATATCAAGCGTGGCTAAGCACTTAAGAAAAGAAACACGACCAAGAAGATATGTAGATGAAAGCAAGATGTTTTATATGAAAGAATCAAAAACTATTGACTTTAATCAATCCCAACCTAAAAGACCCAGAAAACCAATCGAACTAATACCTCAGAGTATAAATCAGGAAAAATATATCATCGCATTGACCGACCCTGAAACAGATATCGTAATGGTCTCAGGTCCTGCGGGAACAGGGAAAACATATCTTGCTATGTTAGCAGCCATAAAAGCAATGAAACAAGGAGATTGTGAAAAGATATTACTAACAAGACCAGCAATTAGTATTGAATCTGAAAATCATGGATTTCTTCCTGGAAATTTAAATTCAAAACTAGAACCTTGGGTCAAACCATTAATGGATGTAATAAAGGAATATTATTCTTCAACTGAGATAGAATATTTTCTTAAAGAAGAAATAATAGAATTTGCTCCATTAGGGATGATGCGCGGAAGAACATTTAAAAAAACTTGGTTAATAGCAGACGAAATGCAAAATGCTACTCCTAACATGTTTAAAATGTTGCTTACACGCATAGGTGAAAATAGTAAAATAATACTTACCGGTGATACTGATCAGGCCGACCGATCAAATGGTCTAAATGGTTTATTGGATTTAAAGAATAAACTTAACTCTAGTGAGGTTCCTGGTATGATTAAGTGTGAATTTACTACCAAAGATATTAAACGTCACGCTATAATTGAACATATTTTAAAATTATATGATAAATAGATACTGAAATGTAGTTCGCGGTGCTGGTCCCACCCAACTACTCTAACGCTATAAAGGAGCAATCAGCATGACTATTTATCTGTATCTCAAAACTCACAACAAAACAGGACTAAAATACCTAGGAAAAACTATCCAAAATCCCTACAAATACCAGGGATCCGGTGAGTACTGGATACCACATATTAAGAAACACGGGTATGACGTAACTACTAAAATCCTTAAGGAATGCGGGACTACAGAAGAACTTAAAGAATGGGGCCTGTATTATAGTAAACTATGGAATATAGTAGATGAGCGTGATGAGAATGGCAAAAAACTTGGGCTAATTTAAAATCCGAAGAGGGAGACGGATTTGCCTCAGGGGTATATAATCCAGCAGCACATAGAAATTTGTTTGGTACTAATAATCCCATGTTCGGTAGGTCAGCAGTAAAAGATTTAGATCTCCATTGGTATACAAACGGCAAAGACAATGTTTACGTTTCTCCGAATGATGTACCATTAAATTATTATCCCGGCAGACACATCCCTAGTAATTATGGGAGAATTAAAGAAAGACCTTGTATTGATCCTAAGGGAAAAATTTTTAATAGTATTTTTTCTGCTGCAAAAGAATACAAAATTTCTCATTATGCAATAAGAGAGCGTATTAGGAGAAGCGAGAGAAATATTTCTGGTAATAAAAAATCAGGATGGAAATACTTATAAGGTAAACGGGGCTTCGGCCCCGTTTATTTCTTTGACTCTGCCGCCCGCCGTTGCTGACGGTTCATGCCTTGTTCTTGGGCTGCGGCTATCGGCCCTTCCTTTTCTAACTGGGTGACCAATGCAGGGTATACCTTTCGATAGTATTCACGCATGATGTCAAAGGTAGTATCATGATCTTTGCCTTCAATGACACATTTTAGTACCTTTTTCTCAGCAAAATCTAGAATCACATTTGACTGATTCATGTCTGCTGGTCGGCAACGCTTGTTTACTGTTACCAGTTCATCAATCTGTCCGTTTTCTTTTCTAACAAATGTAATTAACAAATATCTCATGGTTCACTCCGGGTCAAAAGTAAGGGTAATCACACCGCCTTGCTCAAATTCATTCCAAGCAAGTAGTGTTTCTCCGCCGTTTTGGGTCTGAACCCATTCTTTGCCGTTTGCATCAGCAGTCATCTTTATCGTCTGTGCGTTTGGATCCATCCAACCACGATCAACATATACGCCAGCAGTAGGCCCGAATGATGCTGAACCTTGCATAAACCATACATTAGGTTGTTGCCAGAACTTCAATGCATTCGTGTTATTAGGGGTGCTTTCTTGATCAGTGTTAGACCAAGAACTATTAGGTGAAATGACAGTCAAGTCACCGATGTTATTATGTGTTACCGTAATGTTGTATGCAGTATTATTATTGATAGTTAATGTTGCTTGCCATGACATGGGTTTCTCCTATGATGTCGGTTAAATTATTGAGGCTGCTGGTGAGATTTCTCTAATCCCATATAACCTACTATTTTTACTGCTGCCTCAGCAGCATATTTATATCTTAATTTATCTGTTCCTGATACATAATTTTCATCAACATCAGGAATTTCATGCCAATGCTGTCTACCATTTGGAGAACCGTATGGATTATGCTCTATAGCGTAAAATAGTTCTTGAGCAAGATATTCCATCTGTTCTTCAAGCGGCTTAGTCTTAAACTTTTCTAGCCAAATCTTGCCGCGATCTCTGGCTGCTGCAAGAGCATTTTCAAGAGTATCTTCGCTCATGATGTCAATTCTACTAATGTAGCGGCTAGTGAAACCTCAGGGATCCCAACTAGTGATAGATTTGCAAGACCATTGCGAATTGTGATGATCGCAGCATCTTTGCGTTCTTGTGTATTTCCCCAGAGGTCAAGGTTATCGTAGAAAAACCTGTAGCAATCCTCGATGCGGGTTGGATAGAGGCTGATGTATTGCATTATTTGCTGACGACCTTCAAGGATCTTTCCAGACTTGAATAGTTCTGTTGCAGCGATGAGCAATTCAGATTCACTATTTCCCTCTGCTTGAGCAGGAGATAGTACCCCGGACTTGGAATTGTTCTGAAGTTCATTCAGGCACTTGCGAAGATCAGGATATGTCGCACGGACATAAGTGTCAAGGTCATCCAACTCAAACTGAATATCCTCTGAGATAAGAACAGTTGCAGCGCGGGCAGTAAAGTCTGTCATGTCGGGTTTTGCGATGTGCATCTTATAACAACGAGATTCACGCAATGCTGGAATGATCTTATGCTCGTAGTTGCAAGTCAGGATGTATCGCACTGTCTGGTAATATGTCTCCATATCACCGCGAAGAGCAGCCTGAGATTGCTGTGTCAGATAGTCAGCCTCATCAAGTAGAACCACCTTGAATTTACCGAATGGCATAGTCTGCACAAACCCATTGATCTTCTCTCGCAAAGTATCAATACCATTCTCGCGTGAAGCATTGATGTATAGCACATCGTAACTTTCTACACCGAGATCATGAATCAATACCTTAGCGAGGGTGGTCTTCCCAGTGCCGGGCTCACCTGATAGCAATAGATGCGGAATAGATCCTTCTGCGATCCAACCTTCAACCTTTTCTCGTTGTCGGTCGTCTACGAAAACATAATCCGCGACCGTATTTGGCCTGTACGCTTCGACCCAGAGATTCTTCATTGTTTCTTTCTCATTGACCTTGAAGGATAATATTCATCATTGTAATCACTATACACTTCTTTATTTACATAGTCAATAGTATTGTTTGCCCGTTGTATTATCTTTGTTATGGTATAGGCGGTGATTCCTATTCCGCCAAATACGGCAAGGTAAGGCATAGCATTGATCATGCTCTCTTTCCATTTAGAATTCATTTGGGGACTCTTTAAAAGTGGGAGTGAGATCGCTCTCACTCCCTGGATTGGTTAATATTCTTTGTCTGTCATTGTATAGTCGTTTACTTTTTCTTCGCTAATTAATAAAATATCATTCGGGTCTACCTTACGGATGATTTTCTCGCCTTCGTCGTTATGACTCCGGAGACCGTGTTTTACAATTAGTATCGCGAACTACAGCACATGTATTTATCATTTAGTATTCCTTATCGGTCATTGTATAGTCGTTTACTTTTTCTTCGCTAATTAATAAAATATCATTCGGGTCTACCTTACGGATGATTTTCTCGCCTTCGTCGTCTTCAATGGTCTGACCACGACTCCATCTTCCGTGTCCAATCATAATATAATCGCCTACTTTTACATCCTCTACTTCAGGTCCTACAGCATAGACTCTCGCCCATCTCGGTCGGATGCCTGCACTCTTCATGTCATCATCTAGGAGAATAAGTCCTCCGCGACTCAGACGTTCTTTAAACTCCATATCGCAAACAAGGATAGTATCCTTCAGTGGACGGAGGTTAGAAACTTGTGTTCGGGTAAGATTAACTTTTGTCATGTTTACTTTTTAGCTTTTGGTTCCGGTTTAAAAAACTCTGGTGCTTCACTTGCCGGCTTGATAACGAACGATTCTTGTTTTACTTCTTCCTTCACGAAATCAGCATCAATCTCGTCCTCAATTTCTGGAACGAGTTCTTCTGCTAAAGGAACATTGTTAACTGGTGCTTCATCAGGACGCAATCTTTCTGCCTTCTTGATGATATTTGCTGAACGATTGCCGATAGTATTCTGATAACCATCTGATACCTTCTTATTGACAGGTACGATCACATTACCCTTTGCATCTATCGTATCTCCGCGAGCATTTACCTTCATATTTCCAACGGCTCGTGTTTTCTCATTCTTTGACATAAGTGCGCTCATATCTAATGTCTTACCGCGGGCTGATCTATATTGTGACATGTTGCGTATCTCCTCTGTGTTATTTATTACTTAATAAGGTATCATTTTAAAAATTCATTGATGGATAGGTCATAATACAGCGAATTTATCCGATGTACCCCGATAAGATAGAGTACAAAACTGCTGACGCTTGATCCTCTGCCTACTCCCCAGACGATACTATTCTTACGCATGGTATCTACGAAGTATTTCAGATAACGCAACAACATGAACAGGTCACGCTCTTGATATAGGAGCAATTCTTCTCCCGCTCTCTGTAGTTCTGCTTCATCCTTACATTGGTCTAATACAAACTTTGCGATATCAAAATCTTTATATTCTCCGGGGATATACCAATTTTCTCGGTTGATAGAATCAAACTCTTCTACAGATAGATCCTCTTTTATGATATGTGGTATTAAATGCGGAGCATCGTTAAGTTCTAGGGCGTTGATATCAATATTAGATGTCGTCAATACATTTTTTAACGATATCTCAGTGTTGCTCATGTAGAGGTCGCATA